TAACATTACAGCTTCTTCTGTTACTGTTAGCTCAGCAGCTGGTTTCAAACTAGCTTAATTAGTTTTTAACTAAAATAACAAAGCACCTCTAGTAGGTGCTTTTTTATGGCTGTACTTTCGCCTGATATCATCTGAGAAAGTGGTTTATAAATAATTGTATGCGGAAACCGCACATTTAATAAAGGAAATATATTATGCCATACCAAACACGCTATGCAGGTGATGCAAATGGAGTCAACAACGTCGACGCAACTATCGATGGTACGCTAGCAACAATAGTTGCAACAGGTCTTACTAAGAATCCAACAGCGTTATCTATTGTATTGGGGAAAAGCCAAACTTTAGTAGCGGCCGACTCTACCACAGGCGGCGCAGTAGAAACTATTCTACGCAGCATTGCTATTGACAGTACAATTACCATGTACCAGGTTGATTCGACACAAATCAGTGTTCTATTAGAATCAACAGGGTCAAATGCAGCTACTATTAACACACGTATTCAGTCACTAACGGGAGCAACTGGTACTGGTAATATCTCAGTTGCTGGCGGATCAAATGTCTGGGCCAATACGTCTACTACTGCCAGCACATACGGCTTTAAGATTGCAACATCTTAATTAGTGTATATCTAACATAAACGAAGCACTTCTAGTAGGTGCTTTTTTTATGTCCGATAAATACTTATATGAGCATACAGGGTCAGTTTTACATGGGTTACAGTCTAGTAGACATTACTCCTACAGGTGTAGTGCGTGGCCAGGAGCATGATAGCATTGACCGTAACCAACAACGCAATTGGGAAACAGTCCTTCAATGTATCGGCCTTCGTACACAGCCTCATTGTATACAACTACCAGTTGAGAATATAGTAAGTGAATTACATACACTAGACTTTGGCGAGTTTTACACAGGAAAAAATCAAAAAGTATGGACATGGTTGTGGGCCACTGAGTCCATTGATATTTACGATTTACCCAACCAGCCCTTGGGCGGCCTACTTAAAGACCTGGAGCAAGTACCTATTATCACAGGATTAACGGAAACTGCAAAGTTTATGTTACCTATTTTCTATCCGTACGGAGCTATTAAAAATATATACGTTGAAAGATATGCTAGTTAGTATAAATACTTCAATGGTAATACTATCAGCAATGATATTTAAAATAATATGAGAAAGCAACGTTCAACAATGTCCACTACTGCAATAGAAAAAAAGAGTCTCGAAGCACACGTGGAATTGTGTGCAGAGCGTTATGTAAATTTAGATAATAAATTGTCCAATCTTGAGACTCGAATTGACAAATTAGAAGACTATCTAGTGGAAATCAGAAACTTTGTAACAACTAAACCGGCTGTAGCAGCACCTGATGCAACCGGCCCGTATAAAGCAATGATTAGCATAGGTACAACAATAGCAGGGGCTATGATTGGCGCCATTATTACGCTAGTAATACACATCAGATGAAAATAGTAGAATTATTAAATAACTTAACCGTTGCAATAACAAACGAACAAGCAGATCTACTTGGACGGTTTAGCCACGAAGATAAAGTATCCAAGAACTCTCTAAATGAAAGAGAGCAAGTAATAGCAAATCAACTAACTGTGCAAGACATACTCTTGCGCCGCAATGACAATGGTCAAATCACCTACACTAAAAAAATCAAATAAGCTCCCTAAGCAAATTGCTAGAGAAGCTGATTTAGTCACAGACTATCTTAAATATTGGACAACTAAAGAGCTTAATACGTTAAACTCTGCCCATACTCCAATTTGCAGACAAACACCAAATGGTTATAGAATTGGATTATATCGATTAGATGTCTCCCCCAATGGGTCTTGTACTTTGTTTAATTCGTTTGATGAAGTAATACACACCTTCGAAACTAAGATCAGTGCAGTACTTTATACCATCTACACTATTAAAAATTCATTTAATACTGCTGGGGAAATCCTACAATTAGATAAAGAAATCAATAAGAATTATACAGATATGCTGGCCTTACGCCGTAGCATAGATGGAGCAGTACGCCAGAAGGACTATAATTCCGTGGATATTCGCAGTGCAAGATTGGAAGTGGCGCAAACTAAACTAAGTTTTGCTAGAGACAAGATAGCCAGGATACATAACCATGCCAAGTACCATAAAGTATGGGAATAATAGCTTGTTGAATCTAACAAAGAATTAACAAAGACATAAATACTTAATATAGTTTGGGAATAAACAAAATGAGATTATCTGAAATGCGTACTGAGGTCACACCTAAGAAGATTAATAAAATCATGGAAAGTCGCTTTGGCTTTTCAATTGATTATGATAATCTAACCTATGCTAAAGCACAACGTCTAAGCAAAGCTCTTAGTGAGAACATCACAGCAATTAAAAAATCGTTTGGTAGCCACACTGCTGAAAAGAACTCCAAGTACATGGAATTGATGCTAGTTAAAGAAGGCATTGATAAGTGGATGGGCTCCGAGCAGGGACTGTTTGAAAGCGAAATGGGTCGTAGCGAAGCTGTTCTAGCTGCCAAAGACATCGTTGATAGCTTACAAGACATGCTGGAGAAAATCAGCAAAGTTCAAAACGAACAATTGCCTGCCTTGGTTGACACAATACGTGATCAAATCGGCCAAGAGCAAGCCGAAGCATTTAAAAATTCCATCCGTCCTACTTTAGACAGCATTTACCAAGCACTGGCTAGCGGACGCGACGGTGCTGATACTGCTGTACGTTCGCTAAGTGGCGAGCAAGTTGACCAGGCAATGGATATGGGTGGTGAGCAGGGCTTAGGCGGCGATGATCTAGGCATGGGCGGCGATGATCTAGGCATGGACCAAGACATGGGTAGCGACTTAGACACAGAAACAGATGGCTTCGGGGCAACTGATGCTGCTGTCGGCGGCGCAGATGATCTAGGTAGAGCACGTAGATAATGAAAATTCGCGACATCATTGTAGAGTCAATTGACGAGCCTGAGTTTGATATTGAACAAGATTCAATTGAAGACGAAGCGGATTCACGCGGTGATGCTTCGCTAATCACTGCATTAGAATGGTTGCGACATGAAGCTACCAATAGCGGAGCAGTAACTCCGCGGGTTAAAGTCGACACTGTTATTCTCCGTGTACGTAATATTCCGGGTAACGAAGCATTTAACTATGCTGCTTTAGAAGCAGCACACGAACATAACGAAACTGTAAAAAGTTTAATTAAAGACATCAAAGATGATCCTAAAACTGGAACCAAGTACATCTATTTGGCACTACCAGAAAATACCATCGATGACTCAGATCCATTGGGTGCAGATTCTGCTCCTGCAGGCGATGCAAGCAAGATCGTTGGTAAAATGGCAACCCGAGCCGCTAGCAAATAAACAATCCCTAGACTCTTTGTGTTAAATACGTTATAATACTATATAACGCAAGGAAAAATCTAATGGCATATTCAGCACAAGTAATCGATCACTATGAGAACCCACGCAATGTAGGTTCCTTCTCTAAAGAAGACGAAGATGTAGGCACAGGTATGGTAGGTGCGCCAGCTTGCGGAGACGTGATGAAGCTTCAAATCAAAGTTACAGATGGTATTATTACAGATGCACGGTTCAAGACCTACGGCTGCGGCAGCGCCATCGCAAGTTCAAGTTTAATTACTGAGATGGTCAAGGGTATGTCTCTTGACGCAGCCAGTGCTATTAAAAATAGTGTTATTGCTGAAGAATTGGCATTGCCGCCTGTAAAAATTCACTGCTCGATATTAGCAGAAGATGCAATTAAAGCGGCAGTAGCCGACTACAGAGCAAAGCATGATACTAGTAACTGATCTAGCTGCTAAGAAAATTACAACTCAATTAACCAAGCGTGGCAAAGGGTTAGGCATACAAGTGGGTGTCAAAACCACCGGATGTTCAGGCCTTGCCTACACACTGGAGTATGTGGACAATCCCAACTTGCATTGTGTGCAACACTTTGACTCAAATGGTGTAAGAGTATTTGTAGATCCAAAAAACTTGCCTTATATAGATGGGATGACTATCGATTATAAGCGCAATGGGTTAAACGAAGGCTTTGAGTTTATTAATAAAAACGAACGAGATCGTTGCGGATGTGGAGAGAGCTTTCGAATATGAACGAAAACAAGCTAGATTGGATTAAACAACATCCTTATCTGTGCATTTCTCCGTATACTAG